GGTTCTATCATACGCCAAAGATAATCAAAATGTTACTCTATTCCTTTTTCTTCTTTTAAGTTTTCAACAATGTTTTTATAGTAACTTATATAATCTTCATATTCTACTCTTGAAATCTTAAATGTAGTCCTTGCTAGGAACTCTAATTCCTCTGCTGTTCCTTCTCCATACTTAGCATCTAAGTTAAGTCCAAACTTAAACTGCTCGCCTTGACTAAACATATTACACTTGATACATTGAACCTGACAATTTTCTGTATCAAATCTTGTTGCCATATGCTTACGGCTTTGGAAGTGTCCGTTCTGCATTCCGTCCTTGTAACCTCTGACTACCCCACAAGTAAAGCATTGAACCATTCCATACTCATTAGCATCTCTAAGTCTTATGTAAAGACTGAACCATTTATCTAACTCCTTCTTTAGTTTACTGATTGTCTTTTTCATATTCTAATTAAGTTTTTGATTAATACTTTAACTAACATCTCTTGGTCAAATGTACTACCTTCTCTTACTGCCCTTCCTCCATAGTAGAAGATTCCTTTTAAGTTGTTTATTCTTTCATAGACTATAGCGTCATCAAATGCCCATAAAATAGCTACAGGCTTTTTACTTTGTACTTGTAACATCTGACCTCTTACTATCTTCCTCATTGAAACTATTACATCTTGAGCTTTTTCAATACTTTTATGAACTCCTTTAACTTCTGCAAATCCTGTAAGAGTTCCTTTGTTATAAAGAGCTGCGTCTATATGTGCATACTCAGGATGCTTAGCAAATGTCAATCCGAAATGATTAGCAAATGTTTTAAGAGTTTCTTGCTCCCTTAATTTATTTGCTTTGTTTTCGAACTTCATTCTTTTCTTCTTTAGGCTTTTTAATTGATACCCACTTTTGAGGTCGGTATGTACTTGGCTGTGGGAATCCAAACATCATTTGGAAACTTCCTGTTTTTACAGGGTCGTACAATTCTTCTTTCTTCATTTCTTTTATTTTTAATTTCTAAAACTATTTCCTTTTATTACTACTACCTTACACTTTCTTAATCTATCTAAAGTTCTTTCATCATATCTTTTATTTAAATCTTCTGCATCCAAATTAGTTGTTATCAGTAAAGTCTTTGAACTATCTTCAGCATAAGAAATAGCATCAGCTACAGCATCAATCTTAGTTCCATAGTCATTCTTAATGCTTTCAGTTCCTAAGTCATCTATGATAATAAAAGTAGCTATATTTTTCTCTATTGCTACTAAGTCTTTTGCTGCTATACTTTTAAGAACCTTATTAGTCTTGGTTCTAAATATTGCAGGAATAACAAAGTTAAGAATAGTAGATTTACCTAAACCACATTCGCCCATTAACATTAGACCTCTACCTTTATTATCTACCATCCAATCAATTATTTCGTCATAAGCAGGAAGATGATTGTAAGTGTCTATCGTTCTGTCATAGTGCTTAAAAGCCTTAACAAACATTTCCTTCAGTTCCTCTTTAGTTCCTAACCTAAACCTATTGTAAACTTTAGGTTTAAGAAATTCAGCTATTTTAAATGTATCTTCTATTGTTCTCATATTCTTTTTTAAAATGAACCATCCCCATAGTCTTTTCCTTTCTGATGAAAATGAGGAGTAGTTCTGTCGTTAGTATTATTTTTATTATTTCTGCTTTTCTCCCAAGTTCTTACGCAAGCTTTCCAATCCTTCATTTTGTTTTTACCTATCAACCAATCTTTACTTTCATAGAAATCAAAAAATGTTTCAGCATCTACATTGTTTTTTCTTTCTTTACAATATTCTTTAATATCAATTATTGTAGGTTTAACAAAACTCCCCTTAGTATTACTATCTGTAAGATTAGTATTAGTTATATTTATATTAGTATTATCTGTTAACTTTTCTTTACTAGGTATGTTAACTAAAGTTATTACCCTACACTCTATTTGTTTGCTATGTGGCTTATATTTGTTTACTCGCCTAATATGGTTGTTATCTTCTAAATTCTTTAACCACTTCTGAACTGATACCTTACTAACTTCATACAGTCTGCAAAAGTATTCAGTAGAAGCTGTGCATTTTCCGTTCATATTACATAAAGCAGTTATTTCAGCATAAAGCAATTTAGCGTTAGGTATTAATGCTTTACTGTATCTGACTTCAGCAGGTATTATTGCGTAGTAGTTAGGTTTCTCTTTCATAGGGTAATTACTTCAATCTCATATTTAAAATTCTGAAGTGCAAGTTTAACATTTTCTAATTGATTATAGAAGTCCCTGTAAGAAACTTTTATGTCTGTACCTACATCTCCTGATTTAACTCTTATTGTTACTTGGTGCTTTACACTATCATTAACATCATTTTTTCTTAGATAGTCTTTCAGTTGAAATAAGTCAAAGAATGTTTTTTTAGAATCTTCAATAGATTGAAAAGCATTAAAAACTTTATTAAAAATATCTCTGTATTTAGGAAAGGTTGCGTAGTTATGTTTATGATTTTTCTCATAGTGATAGATTAAAGTTCTATCTCTATTAATAACCTTTGCAATAGTTGAATGAGGTATTTCATATTCTTTTCTAGCTATAACACTTGCAATAGACCTTGCTACTTGAAGTTCTTGTCTTCTACTTTTGTAGGCTAAAGAACCCTTACGCAAGCCTAACAAAGATGTTGTTAGGTTGCATAAGTTTTTAAAGTTATCTTCTTGTGTCATCTTAGAATGGTAAATCATCAGATTCAACAGGTGCAGCTGTTTCAGGTGTAGTTTTTGCAAACCAATACCCATCAATGTTGTGGAAGTACCTTCCGTTGTATTCTCTTGATGATACATTACACTTGATCAAGACTGAATCTCCTACAGATAGTTTATCCAAGTCCCTTAAGTTTTCATCTCCAAAAGCTGTTATTGCTATTTCAGGATTATATTCTGCTCCTGTATCAATTACTACAGTTTGCTTTTTCCAAACTTTTTTAGACTTTGATATTCCGCTTTCTACGTCTAACTTCTTTACTAATTTTCCTTTTACATCCATTTTTATTGTGCCTGTTTTTGCAGGTCTTTATTAATTAAATTATTTGTTACTAATTGAGTTACACCATTTTGTTATGTCATCTCCATAGATGAACTTACCTGTCTTTGCTGAGTAAGGTGCAAACCTACCATTTTTTTCTTTTACAGGTAGCTTCACAATAGTCTTACTGTAAAGAAATCTTCCTATCCCCCATTTCACACAAGCTCTTTTAAAAGCATCTGAAACGTGTCCTTTGTTTTTTTCTACATTAGACTCTGAACCTGTATCAGACTTCCATACCCATTCATCTTCTTCAATTTTTATTCCTACTTTACAAAATAGTAAACCTGCACTTTCATAGTATATAGTCTGCCAATTTTCTTGACCACATACTTGGTCTAATATGTCTTGGCAATCTCTTGCGTCTATATAAGCTACACAAGATGCTCCCCATTGATTTGCTGATTGTACCCTCCATTTAAAAGGTATTTGGATTTTTAATTTTTCTAAATTCATTACAGTTCTTTATTTAATTTGATTGAGATAATCTCTTTACCTCCTTTGTAGATTGGTGCTTGTATTAGTTCGCCTGTATCTAAGTCAATTACATCAACTTTCAATGCAGCCTTATGTTTGTCCTTTAAAGCTTTTAATGCTAATTCCTTTGATACTATTTCTATGATATTTGAGTAGTCATAACGACCTGCACTAGCTTTGTTTGTTATCTCAGCATCTCCATACTGAAAGGTCTTACCATACTTAGCAGCTTCAGATATTACTGATTCGTTTATACTAGCTTTTGCTTTCTTTACTATCTCCTCAAGCTTTTTAAGGCTTACAATAGCTTCTAATGGATTTATAGTGCCATCTAATACTGACGTAGTAATATTGCTTACCACCTCATTCACTTTTATTGTTTTTAGTAATTCCATTTTTAAAATATTAAAGAGTCAATTAAACTAAATGTTCCACACATCATAAATAAAAGGATTGTAAAGATTGCCATTACTCCAATAGAGAAAGCAAAGTCGTGCAGTTTTTTACTGTACATTTCCCTTCTTAGTGTCTGTACATCTTCCCTTTTGTAATTTCCTAAAGAGTTTCTTGTAAAGAATTGCTTCTTTTCGCTTTCGTTCATATAGTGAACTACTTTGCTTTTTAAATTTGTAATCTTAAAGTTTTTCATAATAATATAATTGATTAATATTTGACAAAACTACACTTTTTAAGTTACTCACACAATTATAAACAAGTTTATTTACAAAGTTATTAACAATTAAGGTGTTTACATCTAGGACGAACTTTATAGCTTGTCTAGTATATTAGTATTAAAAAGAAAAGAAAGTGCCTAAAACGGCTATAGGGGGTACTAAAAATAGTGTACTAGCCTTGCTATTTGTCCTGAGTCTTTGGAATGAATGAAACCTTCAACTGCACGTGGTACTCCTTTGAATCCTTTGCCTGAGTGCCAAGAATCTGAAGATGAAGGACTACGCATATATTCTACAGTAACACCTATATAGTCTTTAGCGTCTAACCATCTATGTTTTACCTTATGGTGTATATGATGAAGATACCAATACCTATGAGTAGTATTAGCCCATTCTTGAGGTTTTTCTGATGCCATTAAAAGGGGGAGTTTGTCAAATTTTGCTCCATCTCCGTGTTCTAATCCTATTAAATTACTCCCAAACCTATAATATTTACGTGGAGCTACTGATATATCAAAGGTAACATCATCAGTATTTCTAAACCAAGCCTTTAAAGATTGTGCTAAATGGAATCCACTAACAAAATCGTGATTAGACATTGAGTGTACTACATCTACAGGTGCAACTTGTCTTAGTATCTCAACACACTTAACATAAAGCTCTAAAGCAATTTCAAAGTGTTGCCACCATTTGCCATCTGTATCTTGATAGGTTTGCTTTGTAGTGCTTGACATACAATTATCGGTGTGTAGTATATCATTACCAACACAAAATAATACTCTATCTATGTCAAAGCCTTGTGCTTTACTTATAAGTCCTGTAACACCCTCTATAACTCTATTGAAGGCTATCTCTGTATTATATTCTTCTCCTGTTTCTAATGCTAGTGCTAGTTTTCCAATATGAACATCAGCAGGATTTATCACTAATAAGTGTTCTCCCTTTACTCGTTTAATTTTTGGATAGGTAGGTGCGTGATTGTCTATTAGATTTTTGACATCTTCAAGTAAATCGTTTTGGTCAGTACCATACTGTTCTTTGGTAACTATGGAAAAGCGTAAATCCCCTCCCATATTCTGCCAATGCTTAACGCTTACAATATCTTTTTTATCTATACCTCTATCTTGTAGGTGTATATCTAAAGCAGTATTGCCGTTAATATTTGACAAGTCCTTCCCCCTAGACTCATTGATTAACTCAACTTCTTCAGGGGAAAGTCTTAGCCTTTTGCCTTGTTTAGACAAACTATTTTTTTATATCTGCTATTCCTTGCGCTCCGATTAAAGTAAGTAATGCGTAAAATAAATTTGTTGCTGTAGATTCATCAACTCCTAAATAAGTTACTAAAGCAGGAACTACTACAGAACTTACCATATACCAAAACTTCTTACTGTTCAGCATTTGTTTTACCACTAGGCTATTAAACCAATTTGAAATCTGTTTCATATTATTTGTTTTTAATTATTAAGTTAATATTTTCTCCGCCCAAATGTAGTATTTCTTTGATTAATAAGTCCATAGCTAAGACAGAGTTATGAA